CGTGCATTTCGCCGTGGTCGCTGGCGTTTACACCATTTTGGGCAACAGTGTACTGTTGTTCATTCTTTTCGGCTTGCTGGGTTGGCAAGTTTTTGGCCCACCATTGCATCGATAATGAAACCGGCAACAGCGAGAGAGCTAATGGGCTTAGAACAAAAGGTTGTGCGGCCATCATTCGCTGAGCCGCAGTCTCTATGCGATGTAGACTATCAGCGTGTGATTGCGCGTGCGGCGGTTGCCAACGTTCGCGCGCGTATTGACCGGACGCTTTCGGCGGAGGGCCATGCAGCGAAGGCTTGGCCTTTCGATATGGACACCCAGATGTTGGTGCGAGCTGCTACCGCGCCAATTGATATGGTGAGCGGCGCGGCTCTGGTTCAGATTACAATGGCAGTGCTGCCAATGTTGCAGCCGTATTCTGGCGCGGCGATGCTCTTTAATGAAGGCCTGAAGGTGACGCTTACACGGGACTCAGGTGGCGTCACTGTTCCTAGTGTTCCTGTTGTTCCAAGTCTGAAGTTTGTTGCGCCTGGCGCGCCCAAGCCGGTAGTGCAAGGGGTGAGCGTTGGTGCGCGTGTTGATCCGCACAAGATTGCTGGTATCACTGTGGCGTCTGGGGAGCTATTTCAACAAGCCAATATTGAGTTGATCTTGCAGCAGCTGTTGGCGGAGAGCGCTGGACCAACGTTGGATGCGGCAGTGTTTTCTGCATTGCCTGGCGATGCGTCGCGTCCGCCGGGACTGTTTAATGGAATTGCAAGCCTTACGCCAGCCACTGGTACGGGAACTGATGCATTGCTGGCGGATTTGCAAACGCTAATGCGCTCTGTTGCTCCTGTGGTTGGAGCGTCGCGTTTTTTCTATATCATGAATCCAGTTCAGGCTGTTAGTGCGCAGTATCGCACTTATGAGGATATTGCACCGCGCATTATTACTTCGGGAACAGTGCCGGAGAAAACTGTCATAGTGGTTGCTGCGAACGCGGTAGTATCTGCTATGGGAGTGCCGATGTTTGAAACGGCGACGCATACAGCGTTGCATATGAACGATGTGCCGCTGCCGATTGTGAGCGGTGGTGTTGTTGCGTCACCTTTGGTTTCGTCAATGTTCCAAACTAACTCCATAGCCGTTAAGATGCAATTAGATGTGTCTTGGGCTTTGCGCTCTCCGCAAGCTGTGGCTTGGATACAAAACGTTGTTTGGTGAATAGGGAGCAGTAACATGCCACTCCGTAAGCCGCACAAGGGCGAGAGCCAATCGGACTTCATGGCTTATTGTATGCATGAGCTGAAGGCTGATGGCACCAAGCGTCCGCAAGAGCAGATGGTCGCAATTTGTATGAGTACGTGGCGCGAGGCGCACCCTGGCGCGGCGAAGCCAAAGGAATTGGATATTTGGATCAAGCATTATCGCGATAAGGTACAGGCCATTATGGCCCGCATCAAGAAGCAAGGTACAAATGTGCCAGATCCTGAGCAGGGCGAGGATGAGGATGATTTTATCGATCGCTGTGTAGATGAGATTACAACTAACGACGATCAGCTCGATGAGGACGATGCGATTGAGGTTTGTGAGGTGGCTTGGGAAGATTTTCAAGCCTCACAAGGCGGTGGCAGGGAAGAGAATGCCGTAGCAGTGATACAAAAGACGCATGTGGAGGCGCAGCCATCCCCTGGCATGGAGTTCATTCTCAGCGATAGCTCACCAGACCGCTTTGGTGATGTTGTTGATGCGCGTGGTTGGGAAATTGAAACATTCAAGAAGAACCCAATTGCGCTATTCAATCACCACAGCGACTTTCCGATTGGCAAGTGGGAGAATGTTCGGTCTGATGGTGACGCTTTGCGTGGGCATCTAATGCCAGCGCCTTGGGGAACTTCGCCGCGGGTGGATGAGATCCGCCGTTTGGTAGATGCCGGTATTCTTAAGGCAGTGTCAGTGGGCTTCAGACCGATATCGAGTCAGCCGCTTGAAAAGAGCGGTACACATTATCTACGGCACGAGCTGGTAGAGTGCTCAGTCGTTAGCATCCCAGCCAACCCAAATGCCTTGGCGGTAGCCAAGTCACTCAGGATTTCTTCGGAGACGCAACGCATTGTCTTTGGCGAGCATGCCGACAATAAGACAGGCGCTGTTGTTCGTGGCGAGCACGCCGACAAGCGAACCCGTGGGATAAGAAGAGGCGAGCACGCCAGTACACACTCTCACAGAAAGGATAGCGCAATGTCGCTTTCACAACGCATCGTAGACGCGCAGGCTCGCATCACAGGCTTGCGTGATAAGCTTTCTGAGCATCTTGAGAACCTGGATGACAGCAACGTTAGCGACAAGGATATGGAATTGTCGCAGGAGCTGAATACAAAGATTGCGCAACAAGAGCGCACCCTTGTCGTTCTGCAGGACTCAGAGCGGCAACTGGGCGATACCGCCGGAAAGACTGGTAATGGCAATGAGCATCGCGCGTTGCAGCGCGTTGTTAACGGCAATGGCTCTGTCCACAGCGCGGGTAATGGCAATAGCGCTGCGGATCAGACAAGACAATTCTTTTCTCCGCCTGGGAGCAAAGAGTTGAAGCCGCTGGACTATCTGGTACGCAGCGGAGTGATTGCTTATCTTTCCAAGGTCTATCAGCGCAATCCGGACGATATGCGCCAGCGCATTACAAACCTTGGCTTTGGTTATGATGACGATAAGACCAAGGCTGCGTGTGAGCTGGTGGTAAGAGCTGCTACTGCTCCGGCAATGACCAATGTTACTGGTTGGGCGGCAGAGCTGGCGGTGCAGATTCAAGGCGACTTCATGGCGCTGTTGACGCCGAAGAGCGTCTTTCCGCGGTTGTCAGCAATGGGCTTGTCGCTTACCTTCGGTCGCGCGGCGCGCATTGCTATCCCAACCCGTAGCGCAACGCCATCTATTGCTGGCTCGTTTGTCGGTGAAGGTCTGCCTATTCCGGTTCGGCAGGGCGCATTCACTGCGCAAATCCTGACGCCAAAGAAGATGGCAGTCATCACTACTTGGACGCGGGAAATTGACGAGCACTCTATTCCCGCGATTGAAGGGCTGTTGCGGGATGCCATTCAGCAAGATACCGCTATTGCTATCGACTCAGTGCTGATTGATAGCAATGTGGCGACGGCGGTAAGGCCTCCTGGATTGCTTGCTGGTCTATCGACGCTTACGCCAACGGCAGGTGGCGGTCTTGCTGCGCTGATCGGCGACCTCAAGAGCCTGGTTGGTGCGATCACTACCTCCACGAAGGGTAATGTTCGTAACCCTGCGTTCTTGATGAACCCGACAGATATGCTATCCATCGGGCTCGCTTCGGCACCAAACACCGGCATCTTCCCGTTCAAGGCTGAGATAGCTGGCGGAACGCTGCTTACTATTCCGGTGATCGACAGCGCCACCGTTCCAGCGAAGACCGTCATCCTCACGGATGCTGCGGACTTTGTTTCTGTTGGTTCGGACACTCCGCGCTTTGAGGTCAGCGATCAGGCGACGTTGCATGAGGAAGATACTTCACCGTTGCCGATTGTTACTGGGGGCACTGCTTCTTCCCCAGTGCGTTCGCTGTGGCAGACTGACAGTTTGGCGCTGCGGCTGATCATGCCGTTGAACTGGACTGTGCGACGTGCAGGTGTCACTGCCTTTGTGACTGGTGTCACCTGGTAATACTCTTGCTATCCGGCGAGCCGGGTGAACAACCTATCTTGAAACTACAAACAAAGTAAATAGGCAAACAAAAGGAAACCTAAAATGGCAGCAGTTGAAGTGACGATCAGCGGATTGCTTTACGATAAGCTCAATCGGACCACGCAGAATGTGGTCCTGATCGGCGAGGCAACGCTCACCGGTCTTGGCGTTGGTGGTGGTCCGATGCCTCCAGGGCCGGGGCAACCGCCAAATTGGGGACCGGGAGGGCCTCCGCATCCAGCGTTCCCAATTTGGGGAGGGCCGGGCGCAGGATTTCCTGGCGGACCGGGTTATCCGCCAGTCGTTGGTGGAGGGCCTATGCCTCCAGAGTCAGGACAACCACCAAATTGGGGACCGGGAGGGCCTCCGCATCCGGCATTCCCGATTTGGGGGCCTCCGGGAGTTACATTTCCGCCGGGTTCCGGCTATCCGCCGGTTGTCGGAGGTGGACCGATTATCCCAGATCAACCTCCAGCTACGCCGATTGTGGGATGGGAGGCCAAGACGTTTTGGACACCTGAGACTGGATGGGGCGTTGTGATCGTACCGAAAGAGGGTACGCTTGTTCCGACTCCGAGCAAATAAGAGCGTCGTTGCCAACCCCACGGCGCTCCCTGAGCCTCCATCGCTTTTGCCCTCCCCAAAGTGGTGGAGGCTTACTACCCGGCTCGCCGGGACAACAACGAGAGAAACACAGCCGTGTTCGTTAACAGAAAAGGAGCAACTATGGCTGAAAAAGAGAAACAACACGAAAGCAAGGGATCTCCCCAGACCCTTGTGTTTGATGAGCCGTTGTCGGCTAGCGAAGTGAAGCCGACACCAACGCAAGAGGAGAATGATCGTGCGATGGAAGGTGAGCACGTTTTGCAAAAGGAAGCAGACGGTTCGCCAGAGGAACCTTCTTCTGTTGAGGCGACAACCAAGAAGCGCCAAATGACGGCGGATAAGCCTGCTGGTAGCTATCAAACGCGGCAGGCGACGCCAGCGCCGCAAGCGCCTCCAAAGCCACCATCTAGCTGATGGCTGGAGCGTTACAGCGCATATGGTCCTCAGCCGCTTTCAACCCGGCTCGCCGGGACAATAGCGAGAGCAAAGCGACTGAGGGCCAATCCTCAATCGTTGCGAAAGCGGTTGAGGGCCAATATCGCCCTGGGCCTTACCAGCTTCCAGTCACAGGAGGCTGGTTGCCGAATGGCGCGGCAATTAACTGGTGGCAACAAGGTCATCTCCCGATTTCATTCGGGGCTCAATCAGCCATCGTTGAAGCTTGTGTTTCCGCTTACAGTCAGACGGTGGCGATGTGTCCTGGCGATCACTGGCGAGCTGATGACAAGGGTGGTCGCGACCGGGTAACTAATTCAGCGCTCTCGCGCATCTTGAAGCACCCCAATGATTACCAGTCCATTAGTGACTTTCTTCTTAACGCAACCAGATGTCTTTACCTTGATGGAAACGCTTATGCTTATTGCGTGCGCAACAGCCGTTTTGAGATTAGTGAATTGCATCTGATGTCGCCGCGCGCGTCGCGTGGATTGGTCAGTTATACTGGTGAAGTATTTTATGAGTTGGCTGGCAATTGGATTGCGATGCAGAGGTTTGGTCCATTGCCGCGGGTTCCTGCGCGCGATGTGTTACATGTTCGCTTGCATCAAGGTCGTCGCGAAAATCCGTTGTTGGGTGAGTCGCCGTTAGTTGCAACAGCGTTGGATGCAGCAGCAGGCGAAGCTATTAAACAACAGCAGTTGCAGTTTTACCTCAATCAGGCCAAGCCTGGTTTTGTGCTTTCAACAGATTTGCTGATGTCCAAGGATGATGTTAGTGCGACGCGTGATCGCTGGAATGCAATGACAACAGGTGAGAATGTTGGCGGCACACCAATTCTAACCCAAGGGCTGAAGCCTGTGGCGATACCAACAATGACTTCTCGTGATGCGCAGCTCGCGGAAGTCATGAAGATGAGCAAGGAGGATATTGCGCTTGCGTTCCGTATTCCATTACAATTGTTAGGCCTGGAACATAGTACTGGAAAAACCACTGAGACTTTGATGCATCAATGGGTTGCCACAGGTCTTGGTTTTTGTTTGAACCATATTGAAGAGGCTATTGGGCTCACATTCGCCTTAGTAGGACAGCCGAATGAGTATGCTGAGTTCGACACCTCTGCGCTGCTGCGTTCTGCGTTCAAGGACCGTATTGAAGGTTTGACAAAAGCTGTGCAAGGCGGTGTGATGTCGCCTAACGAGGCGCGCAATCTTGAAGGTTATGATGATGTACCGTTTGGCGATGAGCCTAGGG